TGATATTAAGTTTTTAGAAGCATGCACATTAGGTATACCTTGCTTATGCCAAAATATGGAAACTTATCATACTGCCCCTAACTCTCTTAAATTTAGTGATGTAAGAGAATTTGAACATAAGATAGAAAATATTTTAAATTATAAAAATAGAATAAAATATTTCAATAATATTGATAAATTAAGATCAATAGCAGAAAAAAGAATATTAGAGCTTCCTCAAAACATAGGATCTCATATTGAAGCAATGACTACTCCTTATGGTTCTTCAGATAGAAAATATCTCAAGCAATGGAATTAGATATAGATTTTAGGAAATCTATTATTATAATAAGACGATGTCTTATAGAAATTTAGTTTACGATGGTCGACGAGGCTGCGTAAATCTTTTTACCTGGGATAAAGATGGTAAAAGAGTAATGCACGAATGCTCTTTTGAGCCTTATCTTTATGTAGAAGATAATAGGGGTGATAAGACGTCTATCTTTGGAACTAAAGTTAAGAAAAAATCGTTTCATAACGCTTATAATAGATCTCGTTTTGTAAATGATGCTGGTATTAAAAGGGTATTTGAAAACTGTCCTCCAGCTCAACAATTCTTGCTTGATATGTATTGGCAAGAAAATGAAAGTGAAGAGTTTGCTGAAAAGCCTCTTAAATATTGCTTTTTAGATATTGAGACTTATAGTGTTGATCATTTTCCGGATATTGAAAATCCTACTCATGTAGTTAACGTTATAACTTGCTGGGATAATTTTAGTAAGAAGTTTCATACTTTTGGCATAAAACCTTATACTGGAAAAGGTAGAGATGATCTTAACTATGTTTATTGTAAAGATGAAAGAGAAATGTTTATTAGATTTCTTGAGTATTTAGAAAATGACTTTCCTGATATCTTAAGTGGTTGGAACTCTGAATTTTTTGATATACCTTATATTGTAAATAGAATGGAGAGAGTATTGGGTCAAGAGTTTGTTAATAGATTATCTCCTCTTAAGCGAGTACATTTTAGAGTAATTAAAGGTCAGTTTGGTAGAGAACAAAAGCGTTATTATATAGATGGAGTAGCTTGTTTAGATTACTTAGATGTCTATAAACGTTTTTGTCTTAAATTAAGAGAATCTTATAAGCTAGATGCTATTGGTCAAGTAGAGCTAGGAGATAGAAAGATAGATTACGGGGGTGTAAGCTTAGCTACTCTATCAGATGAAGATTGGAATAAGTTTATTGATTATAATATTCAAGACGTTAATTTGTTAGTTCGCTTAGAAGAAAAGTTACAATATATACCGCTACTTAGAACTCTATCTTATGTAGGTTTAACTACTTTAGAAGGTGCAATGGGTACTATTCAAGTTATTAATGGTGCTTTAACTATAAGAGCTCGTAAGCGTAATGAGATTATATCAACCTTTATACGTAATGCCGATACTGGTAAAAATCCTGGTGCTTATGTAGCTGAACCTAAAAGAGGTTTTAAGAAAAATATAGTATCTTTTGATGCTAACTCTCTATATCCTAACGTGATGATATCTCTTAATACTTCTCCTGAGACTAAGGTTGGTAAGATAGAGCGAACTACTGATAATAGTGTTACTATACAACATATAACAGGTAAATTATTTGAATTGAGTAAGCCTGATTTTGTAAAGTTCTTAAAAACGGAACAATGCTCTATATCTAAAGCAGGTTTCTTATTTAGTCAAAAGAAGAAAGGAATTATACCTGAGTTTCTCGAATATTATTATAATAAAAGAGTAGAGATAAAGAAAAAGCTTTTTAAAACTAAGCAAAAACTTAAGAAGGATCCTAAAAATCTTGATTTAAAGTATGAGGTAGAAAGATTGAATACTTCTCAAATGGTTATAAAGATTTTAATTAATTCATGTTATGGATATATGGGCAATAAAAATGCTCCTATAGGTGATGACGATATTGCTTCTTCGGTGACTCTTACTGGTCAAGCAGTTATTAAATACTCTAATGAACTTATTAAAGAGTTTCTTAAAAACGAGGTTAAGGATATAACTGATAGAGAGTTAGAAGAGTGTGTAATTTATAATGATACTGATTCTTCTTATATTTCGATATCACCTCTTATAGAAAAGGGTATAGTTGAATTTTGGGATGGAGATAAAGTTCATAAGGAAACTTATGATAAGATTCAAGAGATTGAAGATTACTTAAATGAAGGTATTAGTAAATGGGCTGAAAAAGCTATACTTACTAATAATAGTAGATTTGTATTTAAGCGTGAATGTATAGCTGATGTTGGTGTATTCTTGCAGAAGAAAAGATATGTAATGCATATATTAGATGATGAGGGTATAAAGGAAAATAAATTTAAATATACTGGTGTTGAGGTAGTGCGTACTACTATGCCTAATGCTATCAAACCTTATGCTAAGCAAATTATTGAAACTATGCTTACTACTCAATCGTTAAGTCAAACTAATGAAATATTAAATAAGACTTATGAAGTGTTTAAAGGTCTCTCTCCTCAAGAACTTGCTTTTGTTATGGGAGTAAAGGGGTATGAAAAATATGCATCACAAAGTAATGAATTTAGTACATGTAAAGGAATGCCTATACATGTAAAATCTGCATATTTTTATAATATGTTATTAGATAAATTAAATACAGGAAACAAATATGAATCGATTAGTACGGGAGATAAAGTCCGTTATATGTATGTTGAGCAGCCTAATAAATATGGTTTGGATAGTATTGGCTTTAAGTATGAGTATCCTCAAGAGTTTAGTAATATCTTTAAGCCAGATTATGATAAGATGTTTGAAAAAATCTTATTTCAAGCTATCGAACGTTTTTATGAAAACGTAAATTGGACTATTCGCAAACCTTCGGAAAATGTTCAAGTTGAACTCTTCGATCTATTTGCTAAATAAAATTATGCCAATACAACCAGGTGGTTACCTTGATAAACCAGAAGATGATAATACTCCTAAAGCTCACCCAGCTTTTAATAGAGGTAAAATAAAAGGTATTTTAGAAACATTAGCTATTTTACGTAAGGTAATTAATGGTGAAGATAATGGTTCCGGAGTTATTAATTCACCAGAGCTAGAAAAAATTAGAAAAGCAGTTTTTATTATGAGAGATACTTTAGATCACGCTTCTGATAAATCTACCTATCTATCAAAACAAGCTAAAGAAGCTTTAGATAAAGCTATTGAACATGCTAATTCTCTTAGATTTCACTAGTTGCTATTTTTAAAATTTAAAATAATATATTATTATGTCAGACATTAAAACTATTTCAGATCACATTGGCCGTACTGTAGTAGGAGTTGTAGAGAAAGAAGATGACAAGACTATTACTATTAATAATCCTGTAATTATTCATGTACAACCCAATCCACAAAACGGACAACTTCAAGTTCAATCATTTCCTTATTTGTTTATGGAATTTATAAAAGGAGATAAAAATAAAAATAACTGGACTTTTCATAAGTCAGTAATTTCTATTTCCGATGTTGAGCTAGATGATAGAATTGTACAACAATATGAGAATATTAATTCTCCTCAACCTACAGCTGAAGCGGCAACTAAAGAAGAGCCTGAAGTAATTAAATTGTTCGATGATTAAAATCGATCAATAAGCAAAAATAGAAACTCCCCTTCGAAAGTTGGGGAGTTTTTCTTGCACTTTTTTAAAAGTATACTATAAATAATATTACTATGAAACTAACTAAATATACACATAATCCAATCGCAGAAATCGAAAGAGCTTTTGATGGCTTTTTTAATTTAACACCAGTCTTCCATCAGCTAGAGGAAGTTTACAAAACAGGAGATCAAGTTCGCTTTTCTCAAGATGAAAATGCGCTAAGCGTTCAAATTGACTTACCTGGTGTAGCAAAGGACGATCTAGATCTTTCAACAGATACTGATCAACGCGAAGTTTATATTAAAGCTAAGCGAAAAGTAAAAGCGCATGATGGAGAAAAAGAACAAACATATAATAGGTCATTCTCAGTAGGAAGAGAATTTGATCTGAATAAAATTAAGTTTAATTACATTAATGGTGTTCTTGAGGTTGATGTGCCTCGTCGTAAAAAAGAAGAATATATTAAAACATATACAGTATAAAAGGAACTATAATTTAAATGGGCCTAGCTAGCCCAACCCGGGTGTGCCTGAATAAACATTTTAAGCAAGAGTGTTAAAGGGACCGTAATGTACATGGAGGGTCGACTGACTATTAAGTGTAAGGAAGCGGGGCACAAGTAGGTAAAAAGATGAAACTGCATCTTGCTCACTGAAAGTTGGAGGTTACCAGAAAATCCTCTCACCCACCTTTAAAGCCCCGTAAGGGGCTTTTTTTGTGTATAAATAATTATGTGAATCTTATAATTATAGCTGAGTTATCTACTAACGAAGGGTTATATTTTAGATATTTAACTATGATGGCAAAAGCTGAAGTTGTTGTAGAGACAAAAAAAGCTTTAGTTGACTACTACTATAAAAATTTAAAAAGTGAAGGTTTATATGATTACGTTTCTGATATGGTAACTCCAGAATGCAATGTTGAAGGTATTCGAATTGATAAAGAGTACGACTACCCGTTAACTATTAAAACTGATAACATAAGCAGTGGAAATGTACAATCCTTACTTATTCAAATAGAGCAGTTGAAAAAAATAAAAAATTCTATATAATAGATTATATGGATAACGATGTATTAAAAGCTTTAGATGATATCGATAAAGTAAACCCTTTTGCTACTTATTTGAGTGATAGTACTTTAAGTAGAGTAGGTACCTGGATTGATACCGGGTCTTATGTATTAAATGCTATTATTTCAGGCTCTATTCATGGAGGTATTCCTAAAGGTAGAGTAACTATGTTAGCTGGTGAGTCTATGACTGGTAAGTCTTTATTTGTTCAAAAGATTTTAGCTAAGGCTCAAGAGGAAGGACTTATTCCTGTTATTTTTGATACTGAAAATGCTATTGATCCTGAAGGGGCTGAAAGATTGGGTCTTGATATTAGTAAAGTAAAATATGTTCCTTGTACTAGTATTGAGCAAGCTAGAAACTCTTTATATAAATTTCTTACTTCTGTTAAAGAAAAAGGACTTGAAGGTAAATTTATTGTAGCGATTGATTCTTTAGCTAACTTGCAGTCAGAGCTAGAGCTTACCCGAATGAGTAAAGATAGTACATCATCTGATATGGGTACTAAAGCTCGGGCTATGAAAACGTTAATGCAGACTTGTACTAATTTAGGCTCGGTAACTCAAACTACTATACTTTGTACTAATCATGTTTATGATGATCCTACTGCTCTATTTCCTTCTATTGAAAAGAATATGCCTGGTGGTAAGTCTTGTATCTATCTTCCATCAGTAACTGTACAATTAGCTCGTAAACCTATAAAAGATGATGGAGGTAAAACTGTAGATGGGGAATTAGCAGTTAGTCAAAAGAAATATTCAGGTATTATTATTAGAGCTTTAACTCGTAAAAATAGATTTATTAAGCAATATCTGGAAGGTGAAATGTATTTATCTTTTTCTTCTGGATTAGATAGGTACTATGGATTAGTAGACTTAGCAGTAGGTGTTGGAGCTGTTGTTCAAACAGGAGCTACTTATCAGCTTGAAGATGGTACTAAGTTAGGTTATTATAAGAACTGGAGAAAGGATACTAAGCTTTGGGAAGAAACTATTCTACCTAAAGTTGAAGAACGTATTAGTAAAGAATGGTCTTATAGTAATAATGAAGAAGAAGTTCCAGAAGAAATTGAAGATGAAGAAGTTAGTATTAACGCTTAGTGGTGGTATGGACTCATCTGTGCTATTATATATGGCGCATGAAAAAGGATTTGATGAGATACATACAATAACTTTTGATTATGGTCAGCGGCATAGGCGTGAGCTTAGCTGTGTAATGAAGCAAATTGTAAATCTTACAGATAGGTATAATATAAAAGTAACTAATAAAGTATTAGATGTAAATTATATTAAAACTATAGCTCCTACTTCTTCGTTAACTAATAAAGATATTGATAATCCTGATATTAGTAAAATGGCAGGAGATGCTCAACCAGTTTCATATGTACCTTTCCGTAACTTAATGTTCTTGTCTATATGCTCTTCCTATGCTGAAGGCATAAAAGCTGATACAGTTTGGTATGGTGCAGCTCAAGTAGATTCACTAGCTGGTTATTGGGATGGTAGTGAAGAATTTGTTAATGCTGTTAATAACGTAAATGATCTAAATAGGGAGAATAGGGTAAAAATAGAAGCGCCTTTGCTTACAATGTCTAAGGAAGAAATTATTCTTAAAGGTATTGAACTAGGTGTTATATTTAAAGATACCTGGACTTGTTATTCAGATAGAGAAGATAGATTAGCAGATGCTACTACACCATCTAGTAGTATGAGAGTTAAAGGGTTTATAGATGCAGGGTATCGCGATCCTATTGATTATGTTCAGCAGCCTAAATTAGATAAAATATACTTAGAGAAAAGCTGTAAAAAATGTCTCTAAAGACCGTATCTTCTAAGTTCTTCTAATTGCCATTGAGTTTTAGGCTTATATCTTTCTTTAAATGATTGATTCTCTACTTTAGTCTTTTTGTTTCTTTCATCAGAAGCTGCTTGTTCAGTTAAGTAATTAGCGGTTGAGGTTTCAGAAACTTCAAGATGAGGTTGAGCTACATACTCTTTACTTTCTTTATTCATAGCTTGTTTAATTTTCTTTCTCCTATTTAACAGATATTCATCAGTCTTATCTTCATCTCCATCATTATCAATATCCCCGTCTTCTTTACCTACAGGGTCCATTTCATCTTCTGATGCCGCAGCTGCAGCTAAAGCTTTTTGCTGCTCTTCATAATCATCTCCCGTTACATCACTAGCATCTCTTGCCATAGCAGCGATATGTGGATCTTCTTGATCAGATTTTACAGCAACTTGTGCTTTAGCTGGTTTAATGATAGTTGATAAATAAGCTGCTATTTTTTCATAACCTGGTTCATTTGCTATCTGTCTTACAAAACTTTCGAGTTGATTAACTGTGTTAATTTTTTCTGAATAATCTACAACCTGATCTAAAGCTTCATCACTAATATCAAATCCTTCTTCTCCTAAGTTTTTCTTGATATCATTTAAAACTTTATTCATTAATCCTTTAACAAGCATTACTTCATCTATATCAGCACCAATTTCATCTGATAACTTATCTGCTAGTTGATCCGGATCTGCTGCTTTAATTTGTTCTACTTCTTGTTGAGTAAACTCTCCTCTTTTTTGATCATTTTTTAATGCAAAGGCAATTAGAGCATCACTTTCAGCTTCAATATATTTATCAAGCTTTTCAGCTCTATCAGATAAGAAATAATCTGGGTCTTTATCACTTAAATACTTTATAATTTGGGTAGAAGAAGTACTCATACGATATAATTTTTCTGCTTCCGCATCATTAATAACATCTAAATTATACAACGCTCTAATCATCATACGATTTTTTAATCTCGACTGAGAAGGAGCTGGATTACCCTCAGGATCGCGATATGCTTTTAATTTAGGACCTAACCCCTTACGTACCATTTGCTTATATCGAGAAAGAGCATCTTTTTCTTCGAGAATTTCTGCTCTGTTGATTAAATCATTAAAGCTATTAATATTAGTTATATCAAAGGAACTCATATAATATATTTATACCTATGAAGCTGAATTATAAGGATTTTAATAAAATGACTGATAAGGAGTTATTCAAACTCCCTGGTGTTGGTAGAACTACAGCTAAACGGATAGTTGGTTTTCGACCTTTTAGAAATAATGATGATTTATTTAAAGTAAAGGGGTTAGGAAAAAAGACTCTAAAGGAACTAGGTATTGAAAAATCAAAAAAGAAAACAAAAAAATGGTTTACTATTGATGGAGAAGATTATCCTGATACTTGTTTAGCTAGAGATAAGAGATTCGGGAATATAGATTTATTTTGGCGGATTCCTAAAAAACATAGAGCAATGGTAGGAGAGCCATCACCATGGATTAAATGGATGAGAAGAATTAGTGAGCGTATAAGAGACGAAGGACCTAATGGACCTTCGAGTAGATATGTAGATAATTCATACATGTGGGAAGAAGGATTTAAGTTTGATTGGGAAGATTGAAAAACTAAAATTTTACTATAATTATTTTTATGTGCGCGATTTTTGGCTCTCCTGATGCTACTATGGTAGAAATACTGTATGAAGCTAATAAGGAGCGGGGTAATTTTGCTAGTAGTATAGTTCAATTAACTGAATATGAGCAGCATGTAATTAAAAAGGAAGGAGATATAGACTTTGAACTAGTAAAATTGGATAAAAACAATCCATATTATTTAGGTCATGTTCAAGCTCCTACTTCTGCGCAAAGAAAGTGGCATTATGATACTTCTCATCCTTTTGAAACTATGTCTTGGATGGTATTTCATAACGGGGTCATTACTAATGAAGAGGCTATACGGAATAGACATTTAGATCATGTATTAAATCCTGTAGATACAGCGTTAATAGTAAACTTAATACAACAACATATGGAAAAAGATACGTCTCGTAAACCTAATCCTATAAAATATATTAAAAGAGCGTTAGAAGATCTACAAGGTTCATTTGCTCTATCGATAGTAGATTGTGACACTAATGAACTATATTTAGCTAGAGTTGGATCAGCATTACATTATAATAATGATGGTTGTTTCTCTACTATGCCGGGAAATAACTATAAAGAAGTTCCGGAGGGTACTATTTTAAGACTTAATAGGAAAACTAATAGATTTAATAAAGTAGGATCCTTTAAGCATACGTCACCTTTCTTATTTATATGAGCGATTTTTTTATATTTTCAGCTACTAAAGATAAAAAAGAAGATACTCTTTTATATCAAACATCTGAATATAGAGATGAAATATTTTTTAAGGAAAATAATAAAGACTCTCTTCAATCAGTTTATAATAAAGCAATAGATTTTTCTATAAAAGAAAATATACAATATATAGTCCTAATACATGATGACGTAATACTTGAAAATTTTTCTCATAAAAAAATTCTAGAAAGTTTCGAAAAATACGATGTTATAGGAGTTGCTGGTAGTACAGAGGTAAAACTTGCTGAACCAGCATTATGGCATTTGATGGGTGGTGGTATAGGTAGCGATAAACTACATGGAGCAGTAGCTCATTTACACGGTAATGAAAAATTTATGACAAGCTTTGGTCCCTACCCTCATAGAGCTGTATTACTAGATGGGGTATTTTTAGCAATAAAAAGAGAAGTTTTTAAGAAAGTAAAATTTGATGAAGAGTGTCCTTCGAAGTTTCATTTTTACGATCTTGATTATACCATTTCTACTCATAAAGCAGGTTTTCGAAATGGAGTATCTGATATATATATTACCCATGCGTCTCCGGGGTTAACTAACTTTTCAGATGAATTTAACGAGGGTCAAAAATGGTTCTTGAATAAATGGAAGAAGTAACTATACTACCATTGTGAGTAAATTAGACTTAGATTATTTCGAAAATATTCTAATCTTTAAGTCTCTTACCGATAGTGGATATCTCGCTAGCATAGCAGATATAGTACAACCTGAATACTTTAAAAATAAAGCTATTGCAGATGTATTTACTATTATTAAAGACTTTAGTGAGAAGCGAAATAAATTACCTACTTCGACTGAGCTAAAGTCTTATTTAGTTACTGATGATCAAAAAGAATCATTTAAAGAATTAGTTACTTCGTTTTCTGATATAGATAAAAATTTAGATAAAGATGAGCTATATGATAATACTGAGCAGTTCTTAAAAGAGAAAGCAGTATATCATACTATGTTAGAAGTAGCTGAAGATGTTGCTAAGGGTAAGGTAGATACTTCTTTAGTTTTAGATAAATTTGAAAAGTCGTGTAATATTAATTTAGTAACTGATTTAGGGTTAGATATTCATCAAGATATAGATCAGGTTATTAATGATATAAATTCTGTTGAAAGACATATTCCTAGTAATTGGGAATGGTTAGACAGTAATCTAGATGGAGGCTTTTTAGAAGCAGGTAAATCTTTATATGTATTTGCTGGGGAAACTAATATTGGTAAGTCAATATTTTTAGGTAATATAGCAAGAAATATAGCTGGTCAAGGTAAAAATGTTTTATTAGTTACTTTAGAAATGTCAGAGCTATTATATGCTCGTCGTATATGTACTAATATATCTAAGATACCTATTAGAGAAATGAATACTAATACTGCTCTTTTAAAGCAAGCAGTAGAAGAAGAACCTGGAAAGATCTTTATTAAAGAGTTTCCTCCTTCAACTATAACAGCTAATCAATTGAAGGCTTTTATTAAGAAGTTTTCAGAAAAGGGTATTAAGCTTGATGCTATAGTATTAGATTACTTAAACTTAATGCATTCTTCTATAGGTAATAATTCTTATGAAAGGATTAAGCATGTTACTGAGCAAGTAAGAGCTATGAGCTATGTATTTGAATGTCCTATTATATCTGCTACTCAACTTAATAGAGCTGGATTCGATCAAGATAATCCTGACCTTGCTACTATATCGGAATCTATTGGTCTAGCTGCTACTGCTGATGTAATTGCTTCTATATATCAAAATGAAGAAGATAGAGAGCTAGGTATTATTCGATTAGGTATGATGAAAAATCGATATGGTCCTCGAGGAACTACTCAAGCTATGAGAATAGATTATTCTACTTTAACTATTGAGCAAGCTGATGATATTGAATTGGAAGACGATAGCAGCGAGACTTTAGGAGCATTAGCTGCTCTTGCAAATTCTTAAAAGGAACTAAATAGTCAAAGTGAATATCCTAATATATACGGATAGCGATTTAGATGGAGCAGGTTCCGCACTTTTACTTAAATGGTATTTTAAGCAAGCTAAAGATTTAGTTATAGTTGAAACTGGAGAATCTATACTAGCTTCAAATTTTAAAAGTAGAGAAGGAACTCACGATCATTTTGATAAAATTTTTATATTAGATCTTTCTCTTACTAAAGATATTATACCGTATATAGATAAAGAAAAAGTTATAGTTATAGATCATCATGCCGATCATTATGACTTAAAAGATTATTATAAAAATGCTAAGGTTTTAATAGAACCTGGTACTTCGTGTGTAAATCTTATATGCAAATTATTTAAGAAAAAGCTTACTCTTTCTGAATCGCAAAAAACTCTAATAGAATATATTGATAGTTATGATAGTTTTAATTTTAAGAACAAAGAACCTTTAAAATTAAATGCTATTTTTAATTATTATAATAGACCGAAAGTTGAAAAGTTTATAGAAGCTTTCGATAAAGGGTTTAGAGAATATACTTTATTTGAAAAAAATTCTATTAATCTTCATTTTAAAAAATTAAAAGATCAAATAAAAAATGCTGAGATATATAAAGGAAAAATAAAAGATTATGATGTAGTTGCAACTTTTGCTGATTATGCTATTAACGAAGTTGCAAGATATTTTATTAACGTGCATAAAGCTGAAATAGGTATAGTAGTAAATAAAAAAGCTAAAGTAGTTTCTTTTAGAAGAGCAAAACAATCAAAAGTTGATGTAAGTATTTTAGCTAAAACTTTATGCGACGGTGGAGGCTCAGTAGCAGCAGCTGGGGGTAGATTAACTGAAAAATTTGGAGAACTAACTAAACAATTTAAGATATGCTAAAACCAGGAGGAGAACTAGGACCATTTCAAACTATACAAGGTAAAGAAACAGAACATTTATTGTTATGTTTTTGCACATTTTGCTCCTTATTAAAGGGAAAAAAGCTATCATATCAAAATATATTTTTACTATTACTTAAAGAAAAGAGATTAAGAGATTTATTTAAGGATCTTTTAACAGTTGATACTAATTATGAAATGGTTAAAATGTTTATAGATTTTGATCCATTAATTACTAAATCTAAATACGTAACAAAGTTCCTAAATAATAATAAAAATTTAAAATTATGATAACAGAAAAAGAGAAGCTTATATACAATAGTTATTTGTATGCTTCTCGTTCTGTTAAAAATCAGCCTGTTAGACTAAGACAGAATTTTGATAAATTAGATAGTAGATCAGAAGTTGCTTTAAAAAAATTATCTCTTTTTTTATCAAAATATAATCATATAAATTATAACGACTATTTTATTTCACCATATAAAATATACGGAGCTGATAATTATTTCGATATACAGTTCTTTAATACTAGAAAAGCTATGAAATGTTATTCTATGTATTGTAAAGAAAAGGAGCTGCAAAATCCCGATAGTGAAGATAGTATTAATACATTAAAGGATTGCTTAAAGTTTATTTATGATTATTGTTGTGAGCATAAAATAACATTAAGTAAGTATAAAACTGCTACAAGTATAGAGGGAGAAGCTATACCGTATATATTTAAACACCTTAAAAATCATAAAATTAATTTTTATACTCTTCATTCTTTAAACGTAGAGTCCCTTATTCAAAAACAAGATAACGAAATTATCGATTGGATTATAAATGACTTCGCAAACATATACTCAAAAACAAGAGTAAAGTTTATTACTTCAAAAGTTCTTAAAGAGAAAGCTCGAAAAGGAATTAAAATTATAGAAGAACAGTTGAATAATCGATATTCGTAACTATTATAGATATATATGAGTGCATTTAATTCATCAATGTTTCAATCAATAAAAGACGCTCTTGTAAGCGATACACAAAAAAGTAATACTAGTTATAACGAAATCATGTCTTGCCGTCCTGGCAATACATATACGGTAAGGCTTTTGCCTTATGGTCCCGATCCCGCAAAGACGTTCTTCCATTATTATAATCATGGCTGGACTTCTTTTGCTACTGGTCAGTATGTTCAGGCTCTTAGTCCTCAAACCTTTGGAGAAAGAGATCCGATTGCTGAAGAACGATATAAGGTTTTACGAACCGGTAATCAAGAAGAGAAAGAAAAAATGCAAGCGGTAAAACGTTTGGAAAAATGGCTTGTTAATGTTTATGTAATTGACGATCCTACTAATCCTGATAATAACGGTAAAGTAAAAATGCTTAGATACGGTAAGCAACTTCATAAAATTGTTACTGAAGCTATTGAAGGTGAAGATGCTGAAGAGTTTGGTCCTCGTATCTTTGATCTCGGTTCAGATGGAGCTAGCTTAAAGATTAAGGTAGAAGATCAAGGTGGTTATCCGACTTATGTATCTTCTAGATTTACTACTGTTGGTAGTGTTGATCTAACTGAAGAAGAGCAGAAAGATATTTATGATAATGTCTTTAAGCTAGATGAAGTCTTTACTCTTAAGTCTAATGATGATTTGAAAGCTA